AGGTAGGTTTAAACCCTTGTTATCATTAGCACTTGAAAATACTGCATTTAAAATTTTATTTACCACAGCTAACTGCAAGAATGTTGAAATAATTTGAGAAACTAAACTTTTAGCAAAATCATTAAAAGACTCTAAAGCACTCTCACCATTCATCAATGCATTTACAAAATCATTAGTGAACGCATTAGCAGAGGTGCTGATAACTTGTGCAAAAACATCTATCGCTTCTTGTGAGTCTTTAGTCTGCGTGGAAAGATTTTGTAAAGCCTTTCTTACATCTTCAGTTTTATATCCCATTTCTTCTAATGTTTTACCATTAAGTTTCATTGAAATGATTTTGTCAAAATTTTCTAAAGCAAAAGTAGCATCAACTGTATCACCATCTAGCTTGTCCATTTCTTTTGCAGCAAGAGTTAAAGCTCTCATTAATTGACCTTTAATTCTAATTCCATCAACATCAACAGCATTGCTACCTTTAAAGATGTTCATTCTTTGAACTTCTATTCGTCCCAGTTTTGTTAATTCAATTCCTATATTTATTAAGCCTTGTTTTGTTACATCTAACTGACCTTGAAACATTGCTTGTTTATTAGGGTCTTTATTTGTGTCAACAATTCTCTGTTGTATTTTTTCTAGTTTTTCTAAATCTTCTCTTTGTTGTTCAAGTGCAGACCTATCAAGTGATATGTCTCCTGTCAAAGTAATACCTGTACCTACTCCTGATTGCAACCGCCTTGCTTCTGTTAACTTTCTTACATATTCCGTGATGCTGTCAACAAGACCTTTTAGTTGATCATCAAGACCACTAATATAAATTTCATTAGCTAGTTCTTTAAAAGCAATAGTCATATTTGATGCTTTGGTAGAGAGGTTATCCATTTTGGACTCCATAGCACCACCAAACTTTCTTTCTAGTCCATTAATTAAAGCATCTGTAATTAGTTTTGCTCCCTCTGCCGTTGCTCCAAAGTCTGCTATTGAATTTTTAGTTAAGCCTAGTTCATCATTAAGAATTCCGAGAACATCAATTCCCCTATCCATAATCATATTTAATTCTTCAAGACCTAAACCGCCTGAAGCTGATCTTTGAACAGTTCTTACAAGTGCTTCAAATACGCCTAGTTGATCTGTAGATGTTGATGCTGTATCTGCAAACACTTGCATCATTCTCTCGTTTGGTTCAATACCTGCTGATTTTAAAGCTATGAATGATTTAGTTACTGTTTCAATTTGGAAAGGTGTTTTTTGAGCAAAACTTAAAATTTTGTCCATTGCTGCAGTCCCTTTATCAATGCTTCCAAAAACAGTATTTAATGAGTCTGCTAAATCTTCAAATTCCATTCCAACTTTAGCTACATTGTGAATGGCTACACCCATTGCAACAAGACCACCTGATGCCATTATTAATGGACCTTTTAGAGCCATTAATGCTCTACCGATACCCACACCACCCATACCAAAAGCAACATTACCTGCAGCACCAGTAACTTTTATTCTTCCTTCAATTTGTTTTAGTTCTTTTTGTAATTGCTTGGTATCAGCTTTTATTTTAATTACAAGTTCGTCAATAGTGTTTCCAGTAGCCATTAGTCAGGGTATAACTCCATTAGGTCGTCTAGTTCTGCTCTATCCATAGGTTTTTCTTGCTCTGATGCATGAAACTTTTTAAATCCACTTATGGCTAGGTACATTTCTCTAGGTGATAAATCCCAAAAGTCCATAGGTCTCATATTCATCATACCAACACATATCATATAGTAGTCTCCCCAATTGATAGGTGGTGTGTGTTCATCTACTCTATTGCTTTTTTTTTATCTTCCTCATCTGAGTCGTTATCGTTTAAGGTAGATACCAAGAGTTTGGCTACCTCTGTAGAAGCAGAAATAATACCTATATCAGATATTATTTGCCCTACTTTTTTTTCATCAAAGTCATTTCCACCACCTCTGAGGGCATAGCGTAATACGACTAATAATGTTCTTATGCGAACTTTAGCTTGTGCAATGTTCTGTGCAAGTTCAAGAATCCCTGTCTCCAGTTCATCCTCAATTTTGACTAAGCTGTCAATAGTTAATCGGCACTTATAGGTTTCAGAACCTAATGTTACTTCAATCTGACCCTTGAGTGGGTTTGTCATCTGACTTCTCCTTTGTTGTACTTGCCATTGCAAGCGTGATTTTTAACATATCATCTCTCTCGTCAATCATGTGGATTTGATTGAGATGTCTTTACCATTAACTTTGACACTCTTACCGATTAATACATTAGGCATATCTAGTTGATCGCCCTGCATCATACCCATAACAGTGTCTTTTTCTGCTTTTACCTTTACTTGTTCCCAAGCCATAGTCTTATACAGTTGCGAATGTTATAGCACCTGCTGATTCAAAGGACATACTGTAAGTAACTTCCCCATTGAACTCACCTGCATACTCTAAACTGGTTACTTGAAAAGCACCTGTGAAAGTACCAAAGTCAGGCACTAAGAATTGATAGTTATCTATAGTGTCTGCTAAAGCGTTTGTTTTGATAGTTGTTTCTGATGCACCGTCTGTGAAAACGCCACTACCTGAAACACTAATTGATTGAATCCCACCTGCTTCTAATAAAGTTCTTTTTCCTGAACTATCCTTATTAGTTACATCTACTGATTCGTTATTTACTGTAAGACTTGTTGATCTAAGCCCTGCTATTGTTGCGAAAACTTCAGGAGAAGCTGCGTTCCCCACTTTCATTAACATAGCACTACCTTTTTGTGCTGCCATAATTTACTCCAAAATCAAGAGTGTATTTATTACTCTTATAATTAAAAAATAAGGCATCTGCCAGTTTATTACTTCAGCACTTAGTATTTAATTAAGTACCCAATGTAATTGCACGAAATCTCATGACACCGTGCCGAGTTATCCCATCAGGGTCTCTCATAATGTCGCTGTACTCAAATCTTAGGTTAATAAGATTAATACCACTGACACCTAGACTTACATCATGCAATAAATCATGCACCTTGTCCATAATTTCTTTGGTCTGCTTAGAGCCTTTGTATCTTGACCAAATGTGTATGTTGATAGTTGTTTCAGCGCCCACTAGGTTGTTTGTACTGTAATCTATTGCGGTTTCTTCGCCTAAGGTAATAAAAGGATAGCTGTTACCCTCAATAACCTCGTCATAGACACCACAGTTAAGCGTAGCAGTGATTGCATTAACATTAAGCGCTGCATAAATAGCGGACTGTAATTGAAATTGACCTATGCTCATTTAAGAATACCTTTTTTAAACATGGCTTGTATCTTTCTTTTGTTTTTCATTAATGCAGGTTGCATAAAAGGTCTTTCTGTCATATTGACTGTGCCGAACTCTAAATGCTTTGAGTAAGGTGCTGCAGATATTATTTGACCTACAACCGTGCCGTTAGGCTTTACATCCACATCCATTGTTATTTGACTGACCAAGAACCCTGTATCACTTGCAGGTGGTTGATTGGGTGCTGATTGTGTATGCGTTCTTCTAGGCTCGTATTTTTGAACTGTTTTACCTGTGCCACCTGCCATAATGCTTTTCTTAGCTGTATTTTGAACCATCATAGTGCCACGAGTTACATACTCTTTGACCTTGTTATCATCTAGGGTTGCCTGTAGCTTTTTATTAAATGCTTTAAGGTTAGAAATCTTTAGATCAATGCCATCACTCATATAGCCACACCTTCCTCACAAAGCAATGTAAGGAATCTATCTCTCTCATCCACATTGACTATGCCATTGACGGCAAAAGACCTGTTGCCATAGGTGATCTTGCTGTTGGTGTCTATGTTCTTCATGTAGCGTATGGTGATCTCATGCGTAACCTTTTCCTGCAACATACCCTGCCTGTATACGCTGTTGGCGTTCTTGGGTTTGATGTTTGCGTAGATGGTTGCCACAGAGCCAAAGGATTGCGATAAGCCACCGCCTGCATCTCTAGTATTGGTTGCTCTCTCAACCTTTACCCTATAACGCATCTTGCCGATACTGTTAGCCATCTTAACCGAGAGCCATTAGAGAGGATGAACCCATCCCTCTATGAATTACATAGGGTGCGTACAATGATCTCAACATAGGGGGATAAGGTTGACTTGCATTATACATATCACCTCTATGCTCATAAAGGAAAGCTATGTGTTGCATGATGCCTAGCTTTATGGGTTCAGGAATGTTGTATTGCGAAGTGTAGCCAGTTACATATTTAACCTCTATGGCGTTTGCTACTCTNAGTGCTGTNGGGAATGTCTCGCCTGTTCTTAAAACCACCCTAGAAGGCTCTCTCGCGCTGTCTAAGTAATATTTAGAACTATCATAGGTAGTTGCTACATCCGCATCATCATAGGTCTTAATGTGGGTTACAGAGGTTACTGGTGATCTAGGCAAGACCACATAGTTCTTGTAGTAGTTTAGGTATGGACCAGTCCTTACGCCTTCCCACAAAGGGTCAAACCGATCTTCAAAGGCATCAAGGTAAAGTATGAGGGTTTGCGACATCAAAGCTCTGCCTGTATGTTCTTCGCAGAATCTTCTCGCACTTTCTATGAAAGGTCTTACGACTCTCTCGTCTGTTGCATCATCAACCCTAAGATACTCTTTGACTTCCTGCAAAGTTACTGGTTCTTGGGTTGGTCCTGTGTCTACTACTAATCCTGCCATTATGCCACCTTGTCTAATAAATAAGAGCCAACGATAACGGCATACAAGCCCCATATCATAGCTTCCATGCGAACAAATCTAGCTGAACCTGATTCTAATCTCTTGTCTAGGTTCTCATAGCGAATCGCACATATCTGTTCGTGCAACTCTAATGCACTTACATTAGTTGGATTTTTTATCGCCCTTTTCTTCGCTATTGGTTGCTTCGTCTTTGCTATCTTCTGTCTTGGCATCTATACCCTCTATCTCCATGATATTTTGGATATATTGAGCCTTTGCTGCTTGTTGTGATTTTAAGTCAACAATGACCTCGTTATATCTTTGGTTGGATAGCTTTAACTTTTCTTCAATAATAGATAACTCAACAAACAGTTGCTTACCCTCATCTGAGAAAGAGTCAGCATCATGTGCAACTCCGTCAATCGTTAAAGTGTTTCCGTTCTCTTTAGCTTCTGCCATA